TACCGCAGTGCCATCTATCGCGGGGGAGGCCATGTCACGCGGCACGTTCTCTGGGGTGTCACGCAACGCGAATCTCGTTGCCAAGGCGATCAACCACATGGGGCCGACGGCGGCGGCGCACATGGCGGATGTGTCCAACCAGACGCAGAGCATCAACAAGTCGCGCGGCATCCTCATGGCGAAGCAGACAGTGTTAAACGCCAGCGGCCAGACATTGAACTCGAATGCAGACTTGTTGCTGTCGATTGCAAATCAAAACCCGCGCGACTCAGCCACGCCAGTGAACGCATTCATGCAGAACTTGGCCCAAGCGAAAGGTTCGGAGCAGGCGGCCCAGTACCGGCAGGCGCTCACGGCCTTGACGAACGAGTATGCGAAGGTCATCGCCAACTCCACGGGCGCTGCGGGCGCATCCGTAACCGCATTAAAAGAAGCGCAAGACGCGATCAAGAGTGGCTTGACTGTCGGGCAGTTGAACGGGGTCATCAACACCATGAAGGCCGAAGTTGCCAACCAAGAACACGCCGCATCGTCCGAGTTGCAGAACCTCGACCAGCGGCAGGAAGCAGTGCAATACGCGCCCGCCGCATACGGCGCGTATCAGCCTGCAAATCCGAAATATCAATACCCGCAATCCGGCCCGAACTCTATTGACGCAGCGTTTGCGTCATACCGAGCGCAAGGTAAAACACCAAAGGAAATTACGGATTTGCTTAGATCACAAGGTATCGGAGTTGAGAGGTGAGTATGGGTGCCGGACAACCATCGATTTTTGCGGTACTCGGCATCCAGCCCGCCGGAGGGGCGCCCAACCTTGCGGTCGCTTCTCCTAGCGCCGCTACCGCAGGCGCCAGTACCGCAGGCGCTAGTACCGCAGGCGCCAGTACCCAGGGTGCAAACGGGGCGCAGCCGTCTATCTTCGATGTACTCGGCATCCAGCCAGCCGCAAAGACCAAAACCGCTGCACCTGCAATTTCCATGCCAACAAAGCAGCCCAAGGCCGCGACAGCACCGGCTGCACCCCAAGACGTGCCAACAGCGGAGAATCTCGCACGTAAGCCGCCTATGGCCGGGGTACAGGAGCAACCACCAATCTGGAAAACGGACGTTGCCACTGCGGCGAAGGAAGTCAGTACCGCAGGTGCTGATATTCTTGGCAGTCTGGGCGACGTAGAGCACATGGCAACCGGCGCAGTGGACAAACTCACCGGCCATGCGCCGGAGGGCACTCTGTTCCCGACATCTGAAACATTGGGCAAGGTCTTTGACAATGCTTGGGTGAACAAGTACGCAGCGTCGGGCGCAACGACCGCAGGGCATGTTCTCGGCATGGGCGTTGCACTCGCGCCCGCAGCCCCCTTGATCGGCGCCAAGGCCGTGCAAGCGGCGAAGTCGCTGGCTGGGCACGCGGGCAACGTGGTGGAAGCCGCAAGGTTCCTATCCAAGCCCGAGCAAGTCGCTGCGGCACAGGCCGCGCAGAAAGTACAAGTGGACGCAGCCAACCGGCTGGCCTCTCTTGAACAAACGGCAACCACTACTGCGGATAACTTCGCCAAGGAGTCTGCGAATCGAGTGGCGCGTATCTCCAAGATTGCACCGGAGGTCGAAGCTCGTACCGCCGCTGGTGTGCAGAAGGCTGCGTTGCAACGCGGCGCGTCGACCGAAGAGCTCGGCCAGAACATGCGGGAGGCATTGCTCGCTCGTAAGCAGACCATCGAGGACGCCCGTGCGGCGCAGTGGCAGTCAGACCAAGCGACTGCGAAGCAAGCAGCTACTGAACGAGAAGCCACGGGGCACACGCTTGGTAAGGTTCCCGAGTTCCAGAATTTGCGGGCGAAGTTGAAGAACGAGCAGCAATCACTCGCATCTGGCGACCCGATGGCTGCGAAGCTCCAGAACGTCCGTATGCAATTGTCGGGGCGCACTATCCCGATGGGTGAACAGGAGCAAGCTGCGCTGGATCAAGGATTGTCAGCGGATATACCGTCCAAGACACCTATGACGGTAGATCAACTCTACTCGTTGCGGCGGCAGATGGCAGACCAGATTGACCCTCGGGCAGAAGGGTACAGTGCGCGCTGGTCTGCGAGGGCGAAGGACTTGGTGGACGAAATCGACAGCGTACTGTCGAAGCACACGCCCGAATACAATACTGCACGCAAGAACTATGCCAACAATAGTCGCCCATTGGACGCTTTCGAGGCAAAGCCCGGTGTTGCGGCGACGAAAACGGTATCCCCCTACGGCACTGACATTCACTCAACGGAGGCCAAGTACATCCCATCGCGCGCATTCTCGTCCAAAGAGTCTGTGAGTCATCTAGTCGATGCGCTCGGCCACACGCCAGAAGAAAAGGCCGCTGCGAAAGAGATGGTGAACACCTACGCGCGCACACACTTCACAGATCAGTTGGCTGGCAAGTCATCCACGCAGATTCGGGACTACTTGACCAAGAATCGCGAAGTGATGCAGGCAACGGATACCTACTCGCCGTTCTCGAAATACGCGGACAAGTTGCAGAAGATCGAGGGTTGGGCGAAAGATCGGGAAACGCTCGCTGATAATCTCGCCAAAGAACTCGGCAAAGAGGAATCTGCAAAGACCGGCTCGCTCGCAGCGCAGAGTGCTGCTGCGCGCAAGGCTGCACAGAGTTTCAAAGGTACGCGGATGGTTATCCAATCTGCGGAGCCAGACAAGGCGGTAAACGCAGCCATGTCATGGGCAAACTCGGCGGTCAAGGACGGCACACTGCCCACTGCCGAGTACCAAGACGTAATCAAGCGCATCCAGTCTGCGGATGCGGTGTTCGCACATACCAAGGACGTACAAATGTTGCGCCGTACACTGAAAGCCGCCGTAGGTGTCGGTTTCGTCGGCTATGCCCTACACCGTATCCAATTCAATTTCCTCTCCAACATGACTCGGTAACGCATGAACATCCTCATTATCGACAAGGACGCGAGCAGCTTGGACTTCGCCATGCGCGCGATGTACTACGGCCATAAGGTCAAAGTTGCGTATCACCTCAAGGGCGGTCAGCCGCGTACCGTTGGCGAAGGTATTGTCGAGATTGTGGACAAGCCGTTCGCACACGCGAAGTGGGCGGATTTGATTTTCTGCACGGACAACTCTTGGCTATCCAAGCAAGTGGACGTGCTCATTCAGAATGGCTTCCCTGTGTTCGGCCCGTGTGAAGAAGCCGCGCAGTGGGAACTCGACCGTGCGAAAGGGCAGGAAGTGTTGCGCAAGGCTGGCGTGAAGATTCTCGATGGCACATCGTTCACCAGCTACGACAAGGCCATCGAGTTCGTGAAGTCCACTGGCAAGCGGTATGTGTCCAAGCCGAACGGCGATGCGGATAAGGCACTCAGCTACGTCAGCAAGTCGCCTGCCGATATGGTGTACATGCTCGAACGCTGGAAGAAAACAGGCAAGCTCAAGGGGGAGTTCATCCTCCAGACGTTCACCCCCGGTGTTGAGATGGCCGCCGGCGCGTTCTATGCAAACGGCAAGCGTACATCGCCTTGGCTTGAGAACTTCGAGTTCAAGAAGCTCATGCCGGGTGACTTGGGGGTGGCTACTGGGGAGCAGGGCACGGTCATCAAGTACGTGGCGCAGTCCAAGTTGGCCGACAAGGTGCTTGCCCCTGTCGAAGATCAACTGGCCGAATTGAAATACACCGGCTACATCGATGTGAATTGCATCATCGACGAGGAAGGTACGCCGTGGCCGCTGGAGTTCACGACTCGCCCTGGCTGGCCGCTGTTCCAGATTCAGCAAGCCCTGCACCATGAGTTCGACATGGCGCAGTGGATGCTGGACAGCATCACGCACGGCACTGCGATGGAGCCGTCCGCTGCGGTCGCTACCGGCGTTGTCCTGTCGATACCGGACTACCCCTACGGCAGCTATACCAACAAAGACGTGTCCGGCATTCCGGTGTACGGCATCACCGACAAGTGCCGCTGGAACATCCACCCCGCCGAAATGAAGCTCGGGCAAGCGCCTGCGATGGTTGACGACAAGGTGGTCGAGCAGAGCATGTTGGTGACCGCAGGCGACTACGTGCTGATCGCCACTGGCGATGGTGAAACGGTAGACGCATCCGCCAAGGCTGCATACAATGTGCTGGATACTTTAGAGGTGCCGAACAGCCCAATGTACCGTAACGACATTGGCAAGCGGCTTGAAAAGCAACTACCCAAACTGCACAAGCTCGGGTACGCAACGGAGTTCAATTATGGCTAAGCTCACTACCGCTTCCCGCAAGAAGATCGCAACCAAGTCCTTCGCCGTACCGGGCAAGCGCGCGTACCCGATTCAAGACCGAGCGCATGGTGCGAACGCACTGGCTCGGGTATCGCAGCACGGCTCTCCGGCTGAAAAGAAAACCGTCAAGAAAGCCGTCTGTAAGAAATATCCTACAATGGGCAGTTGCAAGAAAGGTAAGAAGTAATGGCGAGCACCCAATTCATCCCGTACGTTACCGCGATACCGTCTGCTTGGGCGCAGGATGTCAATGACAATACTTATAATGAGTGCACAACACTTACCAGACCGGTGCCCACCCGAGTAGGGCAGACAGCTTTTGATACAACCATCGGACAACCTATCTGGTGTTCGTCCCTTTCCCCTGTCACATGGGTTAACGCAGCCGGAGTTGCAGTATGAAAAAATTTATTTCGTTTGTTTTGGTGGCAGTATTTGTCGGCACACCAATGGCCTTTGCAGGGTTGTTTAAAGTAGACTCTTTAGATGTAGCGCAACCAAATCCAACCATTGATTACTTATCCCCACTGACTGGTGCAGCTTCTAGAACTTACGAGAGCAAGTTCAGCGATGTTGTAAACGTGATGGATTTCCCAGGGTGCGATAAGACCGGCGCGACTGATTCAACATCATGCTTTGTTGCCGCCCTCAATAGCCTCCCAGCTACAGGCGGAACGATCAATATTCCTGCCGGTAAGTTCACTTTCAACTCGGCGGTTGCATACACCTATATCGGCACAAATGAGTCTGTCACGCTGAGGGGCGCTGGATCTGATGCGACAATCCTAGATTGGCCCGCAGGCAATGGGATGGAATTCACCCTGATCAGCCAATTTAATTCATTCCACCTAGCCGACATGTCATACCAAACGGGGTCAGTGAATGTTGGTTCAGGGTTTGGTGTCTATCAGACTCAGGCAGGTGGCGTACCAAATCCTGCGCTGGCTGCTCAATCCGATATTACAGGAGTAACCTTCCGTGGGTCGGATGGTTATGGGGCATCTTACTATTGGACTAATGCTTTTTATGATTCCGGCGCGAGTAATATTAATTTCGTTAATGTGTCCGCGTATGGTGGTGCACAAGTAGGGGGATACGCCACAGCAACATCTGGTAATGGCATCGTTTTGCAGGGCACATCATCATACATCCCTGTTCAGTTCAATTTTGTAAATAACACACTGCAATATCTGGCGGCGGGGATTTATTATGGCGACTATGTCCAAGGAGTGGCTGTATCAAACTCCAATTTTACAGGGTCACAGATAGGCATATTTGCTCCGGGGTCAGAAACAGGTTTAGATCAGCTGTATGTTGGGGGAAGCCAATTTAACTGTGCGTCTGATGGGATCCGAGAGGATACTTTTGTACTAAATACTATGGCGGTAGGGAATTTTTTCCTTACTCCGAGCAGCGCAAATGGGATTAATTTACAGTCGGCAAGTCTTTTTAGCCTCTCTGGGAATACCTTCAATCCTGCTGGGGCAACAAGCAACACCAGTGGCATTGTTATAGGCGCCCCTGGGGCTTTACCCCAGGGTATCATAGGGTCAAATTCATTCTATGGGCAAACTACAGCGATCTGGTTGCAAGCTGGTTCAACTGGTGTGAATATCCAGCCCAATGTATTTAATGGAAATGCCACGAATGTATTAGATCAAGGAACGGGAAATATTAATGCCAGCACGGGCGCTGCGGGGTCATTTAATGCTCTAAATCTGAGCGGGGCATTTTTAGATACTGGAACGCAAATTGAGTACGGAAGCTTAGCTTCTCCGAGTACTCCATATATTGATTTTCACAGTTCGGGGACTGGAAGTGATGAAGATGTTCGTTTGTTGGCAGCAGGGGGAAGTGCTACACCTGGGCAAGGGACGCTCACTGTTACCGCCGCCTTAATTAACTCGACCGGTAAAATAGCGTCTGGAAATGTGCTGGGGACAGCAGTATATACTGTAGCTACACTGCCTGGAGGAACACAAGGGGATCGCACAGCGGTTACAGATGCCACTACCTGCACATTTAATTCCGGGGTGACGGGTGGGGGTGCCACTTTCTGCCCTGTAATCTTTAACGGAACTGCTTGGGTCGGCGGGTAATAGAGAGGAAACATGAAAAATGAAATCGACTGGACTTTCTTCTCGGCGGCTGGTGTCATGGGCGCGTTAATCGGGCTTGGACAGTTGCTGAATGCGCAGGAAGTGTTGACGTGGCGGGTTGTGCTGGGCAGGGCGATGGTGTCCGCTGGGTTGGCGGCAACCGCTCCTGTGATACTGATCTGGTTCCCCCAGCTCCCGCAGACTGCCGAGTTCGCTATCGCCGCGTTGCTGGCGAGCTTGGGCACATCAGGGTTGCAGATACTGGTGACTAAACTGATCGGGAGAGTGGGCTGATGGATATGGGCTTGATGCAAAGCGAACTCACTAGAGATGAGGATGACGTGCCGTATGCGTACCCAGACTCGCTCGGTTACTTGACAATCGGGGTAGGCCATTGCATTGATGAGAGAGTGGGGGGCAACTTGCCTCCAAACTTCACGCAGCAACTTCTCGAATGGGATATAAACGCGGCGGTGTCTGAACTCGACACTGCAACGCCGTGGTGGTCGGGGCTGGACGAAGTCCGGCAGCGCGTCATGGTGAATATGTGCTTCAATCTCGGCCTTGAGAAATTCCAAGGCTTCAAGAAGTTCCTTGCGGCAATGCAAGTTGGCGACTGGAAAACAGCGGCTGCGGAGATGCAGGATAGTACGTGGTGGGGGCAGGTTGGTGAACGTGCCCAGCGATTACAGCAAATGGTTTTAATGGGAGAAGCAGTATGAACGTGGGGCTGGTCTTGGTAGCGATAGTTGGGGGTCTTGTGGTCGGATTCGGCATCGGCTTGATGATCGGGCACCAATTGGTAGAGAATCTGCGGAGTGCGCTGGCCGCTTCTCGTGGGGAGTTAATCAAGGAGAAGGCTCGCGCGGAGGGTTATGCCGCTCAGTTGGCCGCCACTGAGAACCGCGTAGTCAACGAAGCGAAAGCTGCGGTCGTGCAAGAGGTTGAGAAATTATGAACTGGCAGGAACTTGGCACAGAAATTGCAAAAGTCGGTTTGCCACTGCTCGGCGCGGTCTTGCCGATCCCCGGCGGTGCAGCTATCGGCGCGGCGCTCGCATCGGCTATCGGTTCTGGCAATGCAGACCCGCAGGCTATCTTCAACACGCTAACCGCATCTGCGGATGCAATGCAGAAGGCCAAGCAGTTCGAATTGGCGCACCAAGAAACGATGTTGAAGCTGCAATTGGACTATGAGGTATCGATGCGGCAGGCCGACAGCACGGACATTGGCTCCGTGAATGCGACCATGCGCGCGGAGTACACCAACTCTGGAACCGAGGCTTGGTATCAGAAGGCATGGCGACCTGCGAACGGTTTTGCCGTTGCAATCGGCTCGTTGGCGAGTGTGCTGTATGCCGGGTACTTGTTCTACATCGGAACGGCGCTGCATGACCCCAATGCAATCTCGATGGTTCCAACCCTAGCCACCAGCGTGGCAACTATCTTGGCCGTTCCGGGCGCTGCCGTCGGGATTGCTGCATGGCATCGGGGTAAACAGAAGATTGTGGAGGCGCAAAATGCCACTCAAAAAATCAACCAGTAAGAAAGCGGTCGGCCAGAATATCAAGACTGAAATGAAAGCGGGCAAGCCCCAAAAGCAAGCGGTCGCCATTGCACTGGACGTGCAGCGCCGCGCTCGCAAAAAGAAAAAGTCCTAACCCACACCTTTCTTTTTCGCCAATTTCTTGCTCGCCCGCACCACACCGGCAAGGCGAGCTTCCAACTCGGCCCCTCGCTCGTCGTCCCCGACAACACGCTTTAGCCGTTCAAGCTGGTGAGCTGCGTGGTTTATTCGGTTGTGCAAGCGGCCTTTGACCGCACCTGGGGTTACTACACGCCCGAACTTCATCATGCCCGCCGTGATGTTCTGGTCGGCCAGTGGGAGCAGCGCACGCCGCAATGAGCGGCTTGTCTTTAGCCGCGCGGCGGCGATCTTGTACCGGCGATTATCAGCCGCACCAACACCCCAATCCCCCACGTTGTATTCGACGTGCGGGTAGAACTTGCCAATACCGAACCAGTGGACTGCATGGCCGTTCGATAGCTCCAGGGTGAGTACATGCCGCCACGCGTTCAAGACTTGTTGCGCTACAAGCCTCGTGACACCTGCCCGGTCAGCTACCAAGGGCATGTAGTCGCTGGCTGTGAGGTACTTGCGATTGCGCTCAACCATGATCGTGCTCCATCGCTTCTTTGAGGATGGCGGTCATGCGGCGTGGGGTCATAACCCCCGTGTGCGCTCGCTCGTCCACTGCATACCCGATCACGGTGCCGTCGCGCCCGCGTATCTCGATCACGCCGTGCGGCACAGCAATCTTGCGCCCGATCAATTCAACTTGTTCATTGCTCATTTCAATCCCCTCTTTTTCTTTGCATTGAGAAGTGCGTCTTGCACAGACAGCTTGCCTGCGTGCCGCTCCAGTACGTCCTCGTCCAGCGTGTCTGTTGCGACAATATTGTAGATGTATGTCGGTCGGTCAAGTCCAGCCTGCATCTGCCGCGCGGGGCCAACCCGCTCAATCATCTGCATCCGTTCTTCAAGATTCCACCAGTGGCCGAAGAACACGACGATGTTGCAAGCATACTGCAAACCGTCAACTCCGTGGCCCATACTCGCCGGGTGCCCGAACGCAACCGGGTACTTGCCTGTCTTGAAGGCTTGCATGTCCTTCGCGTCAGACAGCAATTTGCCATGTGGGTACGCCTTGCGCAGCCGTTCCAAGTCAGATTTGAACTGGTACGCCACAAGTACCGGAGCGCCGTTCGCTTCCTCGATCACTTCATCCAGTGCTTCGAGCTTGGCATCGTGTACGTGTGACCACGTACCGGCTGCGTCGGTATACAGTGCGCCATTGGATATCTGCAAGCACTTCACTGTCATGCTGGCGGCGTTGAACGCTTCCACTTCCGTGTCGTCGATTTCAAGGAACATTTCCTTTTCCATGCGGCGGTAGTATGCCATCGCGCTATCTGGCAACGTGACTTGTATCGTGTTCTCGATTGGCTCTCGCAAGTCCACGTAGTCCTTCAAGTCGATGGTCAGATACAAGTCGCCCAGTGCGTTGTAGATGTGCTTGTCTGCGCCTTCCTGGGGATCGATTGAGTGCCCGTCATAAGACTTGTTGAACCATCGTCCGATGAAGGCCGTGTACGTGCTGCACAGGGCCGCGCCTTTGTCGAGGAACCAAGCCTGCCCCCACAAGTCCTTGAGGCCGTTCGGCGCTGGCGTGCCTGTCAACTCGCCAAAGCGGTTCACCAGTGTCCACGACACTTTGGCGAGTGCCTTGGCGCGTGACGAGCCTTGCCGCAGCCGGAAGCCCTTGAGCTTGGTGGACTCGTCCGAGATAACTGTCTTAAACGGCCACTTCGCCCCCAGTTGCTCGACCAGCCACGGCAGGTTCTCGTAGTTGACCGTGTACACGTCCGACTTGTGGCGCAGGGCAGAGCGCACCGCAGCCAGTCGCTGCTCCGGAGTGCCGATGATGCGCTCGATCTTCATGTCGGACAGTTCAACCCACTTCTCGACTTCATCCGGCCACGTATCTCGTGCTACACGCTTCGGTGCGACGATCAACGCGGGCATGTCCACGTCCAGCATCCGCTGGCGCTCTAGTACCATCAGCACCGCGCTTGTCTTGCCAGACCCCATCGAGGCCCACAAGCCCCACCGCTGGCGATGCATGGCGTGGTCGATCATCGGCGCTTGCCACTCGCGGGGGGTGAATGACCTACGCAGGCCAGTAGGCGTCGATGAATGCATCAACCATCTCCTTGCAGTCGATCACCCACACGTCCGCGCCCAATGCCCTGCGGCGCTCGTGGTCGCGCCACTGGGGGGTGGTGGGCTGCTTGCCCGGTGCTTTGAGTTCAACGAACACCGCACGGTATGGTTTTGACATTCGCAAGTTGGTGCCCTGGCGTGCAGGGAACGACACGAGCCTGTCGGGGACGGAGCGACGTGCAGGCGACGTGAACTTCTCCGCCGTGCCGCCGACCGCTTCTACGCGCCGGACGAGGTACGCTTCGATTTCAGATTCCCTCATTTCGATTTCTCCGCACAGCCGCTTATCGACCAGAGATGCATACCCGGCAATGTCGTGCCACGAATCTGCGTAGTCGGGGTCGCCATTTAGGATGCGTCCGATCTTGTGGGCGATCATGTCCAGTGCCTCTTTTTGATCGTAGGCGAGCTTGACCCATCCGGGGTGGGTGAGCATCACCTGTTTCAGCTCTTGTGTGATCTTCGCGTGTCCGGTGAATGGGCCGTAGCGATTACCGCGTTCGGTCAGTGTCGCCTGCACATCTTGCGCACCATAGTGCAACCCATCGTTACCGTTCTGGCCGATAACGTCAGCGCGTTCTTCGTTCATTTCGATTTCTCCGACTTGTCCAGTTCCAACTTCAAGAGCAAGGTGTGTGCCATGCTTTTCCACTCTTGCTTTTCTGTGGTCAGCTTGTCCACTGCGTGTTCAAGTTCGCCAGCGCGGGCCTTCGCGTCCTTGAGTTCTTTCTTGAGCCGTATGATTTCGCGCTGCGCATCGGCTAGTTTGGTTGGGTCGCTCATATTAATCCTCTTTCTTGTATCGAATCGCTTCAAATCCCGCCGCCGCGAGCGGCAGCCCCTCCGTCCAGTCGTGGCCCGCAGACATGATCGTCGCCAGCCCGTCTGCACTATGTTCTGATTGCGTCACGAGTTCGTCGTGCACACTCAGGACAATCTCATAGCCCGCAGCTTCCGCTACCGGCATACTATCCGCCAGCACATCGCGCGCGGTTGATTGGGTTGCGTTGGCGACGAGCTTGCCGGGGTACGTTCTCAGTCGCGTCCACACCTTCGCACCGCCACCCCCGTCTTCATCGCCGTAGCCCATGTAGGTGATATGGTTGTTGACAATCTGCGCATCGAAATATGTCAGGAACCGACCACTCGGCAATCGGCAAAGCAGCCACACGACATCGTTCTTGCGCACGCCTCGGTACGCTAGTCTTGGGCCTGCGTCGATCCACTTTCCGGGTTGCAGGATTGCTGCTCGTGCAGCCTCCCCGCAAGCGCCCCAGAGTGCCTTGATCTTCTGGTTCTTCGCGCGCCACGCCAGTTTGACCACCTCCGATGCAACCCACTCAAGGGCATCCATGCCGGAGTCCTTGCCCCGTTCGTGGTATGCCTGCGTAGCGTAGTCCACGGTGTCGCGGCTGACGGATTGCTGGATGGTGCTCATGTGTTCTGCGAAACTCACTCCGTAGGCTTTTGCAAAAGTTTGCAAACCACTCGGCCCTCCGCCGAAACCAAGCGCCAACTCGGGGACTTTGCCAAATGCGTTGCGCACCTTCTTCGGCACTTTGAACGGGTCACCACCAAGGATCGATACTGCCGTGAGGTTGTACAGGTCGGCACCGTGTCCTGCGTCGTAGTCGCGGAAGGCTTGCAACTTCCATTCTTCGCCAGCCAGCCACGCCAGTACTCGGCCTTCGATGTTTGACAAGTCGCTGGCTACGATTCGCACTTGGCTGCCTCCCGCAAGATAGTCGGCGTGGCGCGGTTGTACGCCTGTGCTAGTTCTTCTTCTCGGAATACGCCCCCTATGAACCGCATGTCTACCTCATCGGCATACAGCGTCGTCCGCCAACTAGTCAACCCGATAGGCACCAGTAACTTCTCGTCGAGGTTTTTTGACTGCTCGAAGGCATCTAGTATCAATCCGCGGTCAACAGGGGTATGCGTCGGGAGTATGCGCAGCCCTTCCTGCCCTGCGATATCTGCATGTCGCTTGTAAAATATGATCTGCTTCATATCAATCTCCCGCTATCACGACGCCGCGTAGTGCAGCAGCACCCCGCAACATCAGTTGGTCAAAAATAAGATCGTGTACGCCGGACTTGAGCGAGGTGATGAACATCTCGGTGTCGTGCGCCTTGGGCAAGCCTCTGGATGGTAGATTCTGTGGTTGGAAGCCGCGTCCTGCCCATCTCCGCGTCCTGCTCGCACCATCGAATTGCAAGCCACCGCGCATCCGTCCGTCAGATGACACAAGGTTCGCCAGCTTGGCAAACTTCGCCGTGCTGCTCCTGTTGGCAGATAGGACAATCTCGGCTATCTCACGCAATGCGGAGTCTGCGGATTCATCATCCGCAATCGGGTCGAGCACATGCTTGGCTGTGGATTCGAGCGCGAGGCCGAAGCGTGCGTTGATGTACTCCTGCAACTTCGCACGTTGCGAGGGGGCGCAGTAGCCGCCTGTCAATTCCGCGAACCGCTTGGCGAGCACGTCCTTTTCCAATGCGGCGGCGGCAGCTCCTGCTCGTACCAAGTCCATATCTACTGCGAAGCCACGGTCGTTGATCTTCTGATCGAGGTGCCACATGGCCAGCTCCTTACCTCTGTAGTTCCAGTCCGGCATCCGCTTGTGGCACTCGCGCATGGCTTCAATATCCTGCTTCGCGTACTCGATGAATCGCTGCCATTCGGCAGGGTGTGTTTCGCGCGTTGCACGGCGCAGCTTGACGTTCGACGGTCGTGGCTTGCAGAACAGTTGAATGAGTTTCTTGCCTTCTTTCAATTTCGTCTGGTCGTCTGGCAGGCCAAGGGCTGCGCCAAGTTGCTCGAGCGACCCAGGTAGGCCGTGGGCGAGTGCCTGT